CCCCAAAACGACTCAAAGAGCCACGAAAATGACTAGTAAGGTCACAGAAGGTCACCTATTGACCGAAGTAGCCTCAAAACGGCTTGAAACGGTTTTGGGTAGAGATACAGACCGCGTTTATGGCATTGCAGAGCCTAGAATTCACACACCGCTGAACGATCTGCCTTCAAAAGGCTTTGATCTGATTGATTTAGCAGCTGACATTGGTGTTGACCTTATGCCGTGGCAGAAATTCGCGCTGGAACACACACACAAAGTCAAACCTGACGGACGCTGGGCGACGCCGATCAACTGCATTGTGGTGGCACGCCAAAACGGAAAGTCATTTCTGCAGCAGATTAGAATTCTTGGTGGGTTGTTCATTTGGGACGAGCCTTTGCAAATTGGGTCGGCTCACAGACTTGCAACCTCACTGGAACAGTTCAGGCAGTTGGTCTCAATCATTGAAGGGTCTGACTCACTGGCAAAACAGGTCAAGCGAATACGTTGGGCGCACGGTGCTGAGGAAATAGAGACGCTCAAAGGCACGCGGTTCATTGTAAAGGCAGGCGGTTCAGCTGCTCGCGGTGTTTCCCGCCCTTCAACCATTCACCTGGACGAATTGCGCGAGATGAAAGACATGGAAAGTTTTGCGTCATTGCGATACACGCTCATGGCTGCACCTAACCCTTTAGTAATGAGTTACACCAACGCAGGCGATAGTTCAAGCCTGGTGCTCAATTCCTTTCGCGAGCGCGCTTTGGCGAAAATTGCAGGTGCTGATGATGAAATTGGCTATTTCGAATGGTCTGCGCCAACTGACGAGATCAGCATTGAAAATGCCCGACACTCAAACCCTGCAATGGGTATCACTATCCATGAGGACAACGTACGAAGCGTTTTGAAAGACCCGCCTGACGTGGTCATGACTGAAGTGTTGTGCCGTTGGGTCGTGGCGATCAACTCAGCCGTGGACGCAGCCAGTTGGGGCAACTGCCTTGACAAGTCGGTTGACCTAGACACGGAAAAACTCACCTGGCTTGCAATTGATCTTTCACCCGATAGAAAACACGCTTCATTGTGCGCGGCGCAGAAATTGGGCAATGAAACCTTTGTGGTCAAGTTGCTTCACACCTGGGCAAATGACCTGCAACTAGATGACAAGGCAATTGCCAACGATTTGGCTGAATACGCCCGCAAATACCCAACTGAGTACGTTCTTTATAGTCGCCGCACCAGTGGCGCGGTTGCTGCACGGCTTGCGCCCGCTGGAATTCCAATCTACGACATGGACGCAAGTTATCCACAGGCATGCGACGAAATGCTGAGCGCGATCAACTCAGGGCGTTTGAAACACCGCGGTCAATCTCAACTCAGTGAGGAAATGTTGGCTGCGGTGCAATTGCGTCGTGGTGACGGCGGTTGGGTTATTGGACGGCGCGCGTCAAATGCCGTCGTGTGTAGCGCAGTGGCGGTCAGCCTTTTGTCACATTTTGCGACACGCCCAGAGAATGATCTTGACATCATGGTGGGTTGATCGTATAAGCCTGACACAATTTGGACATGGGTTATTTTGATCTATTCACACCGTCGAAGGCTAAGGCTGCCGTTCCAGCTGCAACCAATGACGTTGAGGCTTCACTAGCACCTTATTTCAGCGAAAACCAAAATTTCTATTTCTTTGGTATTCAAACTGCAAACCGTGCTGAAGCAATGAGTGTCCCGACAATTGCACGTGCATTGTCAATCATTCAAACAATCTCGTCACTGCCTATGCACACACGCAACGAAGCAACTGGTGAAAAAGTAACCCAACCTCGTGTGATCAACCAACCTGACCCACGTATCCCTGGCTCAACATTTTGGTCATGGATAATTTCAGATTTGTTTTTTCACAACAATGCTTATGCCTGGGTAATGGAACGTTACGCAGACACGGGCAAAATCCGTGCAATGGAACGCGTTGCACCTGAGCGCGTTTCAATCACGACAAATGCCAACGGCACAGAAATTGACTCATACGAAATTGACGGCACACCCGTTGACCCTACAAACCTGGTTGTTTTCCCAAATACCCAGGAAGGTTTGTTAGCGCGTGCAGGTCGCACAATCAAAGCCGCGGTTGCCCTTGAAAAGGCTTCAATGAATTTTGCAGTTGAGCCAATTCCGCAAATGGTGTTGAAGTCAAACGGTACTTCGTTGCCACCTGATCGCGTTGCGAAGTTGCTCAACGCATGGCGTACTGCTCGCAGCAACAAGTCAACTGCATTTCTCAATGCTGACGTAACACTTGAAACTTTAGGCTATGACCCAAAGAATTTGCAGCTGAATGAAGCGCGCAACTATGTAGCCCTTGAATTGTCACGCGCTTGCGGTTTGCCTGCGTATTTCACTGACTCACAACAATCATCATTCACATACGCAAACGCACTTGATAAGCGTCGCGACTTGGTTGACTTTGCGTTTCGTAATTACATGTCAATAATTGAGCAGCGTTTATCATTCCAAGATTTCACACCAGCGGGCAACCGTGTTTCATTTGATCTTGACGACTTCCTACGCGGTAACCCTTACGAGCGCGCGCAAGTGTACGAAATTCTTAACCGCATTGGTGCAATGTCGGTTCAGGAAATAAGAGAAGAAGAGGACATGTTGCTATGAGCAAAAAAGTGATCACACCAATGACAATCACCGCGGCGGACTCAAACAGTCGCACAATCACCGGGCGCATTGTCACATTTGAGGAAACAGGAAACGCCTCAATTGGTAAAGTGCAATTTGCGAAAGGTTCAATTGAGCCAACTGCAGTTTTGCTCAACCTTGAACATGACCGCACACGTCGCATTGGCAAAACACTTTCAATTGAGTCAAGCGACGCAGGAATTGACGCAACTTTCAAAATTGCAAACACAACTGCAGGCACTGACGCATTGGTTGAAGCAGCTGAAGGTTTGCGCGACGGTTTCAGCGTTGAAGTTTATTTTGATGAGTACGACACACTCAAAGACGGCACAGTGCGCATTTTGAAGGGTGAGTTGACTGGCGTTGCATTGACGTCAGAGCCTGCCATTAGATCAGCACGCGTTGCTGAGGTCGCTGCAACAGAAGGCGATGAAAACAAAGTTTCTGACTCAACAGTTGAGCAGGAAGTAACACCAACAACAGAAGGAGACGAAGTGGAAAACACCGTCACAGACGCTTCAGCCGTAGAGACGGTAGAAGCCGCACAGTCAATCACTGCAACTGCAAAGCCTGCAGTTGGTGGTTCATTCACCCGCCCACGCTTAGAGTTCACCGCTGCTAAGTACCTAGAAAACACAATCCGCGCTTCAATGGGTGACGAGTCTGCTCGTCAGTACGTTGCAGCTGCAGATGACACAACAGACAACGCAGGCTTAGTGCCAACACGTCAGTTGACTGAAGTCATCAACGGGCTAGCAAACACAACACGTTCAAACATTGACGCGATTTCTCGCGGTGTATTGCCTGACGCTGGAATGTCTTTTGAAATTCCAAAGATCACAACAATGCCAACAGTGGCTGCAACATCAGAAGCAGGCACACCTTCAGAGACTGACCAGGCTGCAGCATTTGTGACAGTAAACGTTGCAAAGTACGCAGGACAACAGACATTCTCAGTTGAATTGCTTGACCGCACTTCACCGCTATTCTTTAACGAATTGCTTTCAAACATGGCTGCTGCTTACGCAAAGGCAACTGACACTGCAGTGAATGCAGCGTTGATTTCAGGTGCAACCGCTGACGGCACAACAATCACAACATACCCAACTGCTGCTGAGTTGCTTGGTTTCGTTTCACGTGGTGCTGCCTCAGTTTATGCAGGAACACAGGGCTTTGCTCGCAACTTGATCGTTAACACATCACAGTGGGCAAACCTCATGACACTGAACGACTCAGGTCGTCCAATTTACAACGCTTCACAGCCTTCAAACGCTGGTGGTGTTGTACGCCCTGACTCAATCCGCGGAAACGTTGCAGGTCTTGACCTTTACGTTACTGCAAACACTGCTGCAGGAACAGACACAGACGGCTCAATGCTCGTCGTCAACCCAGCTGCTTACACATGGTATGAGTCACCAACCTACCGACTACGCGCAGACGTGATCGCTTCAGGTCAGGTCTCAGTCATGGTGTACGGATACGGCGCAATTGCAACCAAGATTGGTGCAGGCGCGTTCAAGTTCAACAAGGCTTAATAGCCAAATAGTCATGCGCTGCGGTCACTCCCGAACGTAGCGCAGCAGTCGAAAGGAACGGACATGCCAAACATTGTAACCGCGAGTCAATTGCGCACGGTGCTTGGCGTGTCCGTTTCCCTTTATTCAGACGCGTACCTGGACGAGATCATCAACACGAGCGAGGCAGTCATTTTGCCAATGCTGGTTTCAAACTCATCAGCGGTTCAGGCTTACAAATTAGAGTCAAACGTGGCGACGTTTTACACAGTACGCATGCACCATTTTGTTGAAGGTCAATCGGTCATTGTTGCGGGCTTGCCTTCACCTTTCAGCGCAACACACACAGTCACAAAGGTGACGCCTTACTCATTCGACGCTGCACTGACTTCAGCAAACGTCACCGTGCGCGACATTGTGCCAAATGGCAGTGCAACACTTTCAGGCTATTCAGCAGCTGATTTGTACGCCAACTCAGCACCAATTGAGTCTGCAATTCTTGCCGTATCAGTTGAGGTCTTTCAATCACGAGTTGCCGCGGGTGGTCAGATCGAAGGCGTTGACTTTGCAAGTTCGCCGTACCGCATGGGGCGCAGTTTGACCAACAGAGTTTCAACTTTACTCATGCCTTATTTGGACGTTGAAACAGTTGTCCAATGACCGCTTCAACAATTTCTGACACACGCGCCGCACTTGCCAATGCGTTTTCATCACTAGCTGCAAACGTGTACGGCTCAGTTCCTGAGTCACCGATACCGCCTGCAATTGTTGTCGTGCCAAATTCGCCTTACATGGAAGTGACTTTGATCGGCAAGACTCAGGTCAAGGTTCAACTCAATTTTGCTATCACTGCAATTGTTGCTTCAAATAGCAACGCGGGTTCACTAGATAACCTAGAAAAACTCATCATGGGAATTCTCGCGGCAATGCCCGCGGGGTACGTTGTTGGTCAGGTTGAAAAGCCTACAGTGCTGGAAATTGGTGCTTCACCAATGCTGGTTGCTGACATCAACGTTTCAACACAATACACTCAAACAACCTAAGGAGTACCAGTGGCAACGACAATCATCACGGGTCGCGATCTCACTTTGACGATTGCGTCCACAAACTACGACGCACAGGCTTCATCAGCCGTGCTCACAAACTCACCAACAGTTGAGACATACCAAACACTAGACGGCAAGGCATACAAGCACATTGACGATCAATGGACATTTGACGTTTCAATGCTTGCTGACTGGGGTGCTTCAGGTTCATTGTGTGAGGCACTTTGGACTGCATGCGAGTCTGCACCAAACACAACTTTGGCAGTTTCATTGACTGCAGTCACAGGCGCAGTCTTTGCGTTCAACGTCATGCCAGTGTTCCCAGCAGTTGGTGGCACTGCACCTGACGCGCAGACCGTTGACCTATCATTTGTTGTGGTTGGAACACCAACCGAAACATTCAGTTAAAATCTAACAATCGGGAGTAAAAATGAAGTTACCAATAACAATTGAATACAACAACGGCGAGCAGGCGACATACACGGCTGCACCGCCTGAGTGGGTAAAGTGGGAAAAGCACACAGGCAACACCATTTCACAGGCTCAGGAAAAAATCGGAATTTCAGACTTGGTTTTCCTTGCTTATCACGCAATGAAGCGTGAAGCAGCTGGCAAGCCAGTCAAGCCGATTGAAGCCTGGACAGAGACCATTGCTGAAGTGATTGTTGGTGAGGCAAACCCAAAAGTTACCCAGTCGGAAGCCTAAACAGAATTGTTTGGGAGTTGGCTATCGCGACCAACTTGCCAAAAGAGCAATTTGAAACGGCTGAGGACATTTTGACAGTGCTGGAAATACTGGAAGGGCGGGCAAATGGCAAGTGACTCAATCACCTACGACAAGGCTGAGTTGCGTGCCATTACCCGTTCTTTTAAGGCAATGGACGAGGAAGCAACCAACCAGGCGAAAAAGATTTCGTCAGAGTTAGCCGATTACGTCAAATCAAAAGTCATTGACGCCGCTGCGCTTCGTTCGACAAATCAGGCTTCAGCCGTACGCATTGCAACAGGTGCGAAAGTTTCCAAGTCGTCGAAAATTGGTGAGATCAAATACGGTTTTGCTGCTCAAAGATTTTCGGGTGGCGGTACAACGCAACAACTTTGGGGCGGTAACGAATTCGGCTCAAATAAGAAAAAGCAGTTTCCAGTGTGGTCGGGTCGTGAAGGTCGCGGCTCACGCGGTTGGTTTATCTATCCAACATTGAGAAGCATTCAGCCTGAGATCGTCAAGCGTTGGGAAAACGCATTTGTCACAGTTGTGAAGGAGTTTGACTAATGGCTGGAAGTCGTACGCTCAAACTTTCCATTCTCGGTGACGTTGACAATCTCAACAAATCGCTCAAAACTGCCACAAAGGACGTTGAAACCTTTGGCGACAAAATGGGCAAGGTCGGCAAAATGGTCGGTGCTGCATTTGTTGCAGCCGCTGCAGCTGCTGGCGCGTATGCCGTCAAAATCGGCATTGAAGGCGTCAAAGCCGCCATTGAGGACGAGAAGGCACAAACCCAACTAGCCCTGGCACTGGAAAACGCGACGGGGGCAACAAAGGCTCAAATTGCTGCAACTGAGCAGTCAATTTTGCAAATGTCTTTGGCGTCGGGTGTTGCTGACGATCAACTGCGCCCAGCATTGGGTCGCTTGGTTCGTTCAACTGGTGACATTACAAAAGCGCAAGACTTGTTGACGACCGCCCTTGACATTTCAACTGCCACAGGCAAACCGCTGGAAACAGTTGCCAACGCGCTAGGTAAGGCGTACGACGGCAACACCGCAGCACTGGGCAAACTAGGCATTGGTCTTTCATCAGCCGAATTGAAAACAATGTCATTCACTGACGTTCAGGGCAAACTCACAGACTTATTTGGTGGCGCAGCTGCTCGCAACGCTGACACTTACGCGGGACGAATTGCGCGCATGCAAGTGGCGTTCAACGAAGCCAAAGAGACAATTGGTTTTGCGTTGTTGCCTATCCTTGAAAAGATGATTAATTTCATCAATCAAAACGCATTGCCAATCATCAACGCATTTTCAGGTG